CATACCTGTTTAACCCATTGGCATTACTGGTATAACGTACAGAGCTTTGTTGAACAGCCCCACCCCCTGTATTAATAGCTATCGGTACATTTTGAACAATAGCTGTTTGAGTTGTATTTCCAGTTAAGGTCATGACGACACCACTGGTAGAATTTAAGACTCCTTGATTAGCAAAAATATCGTAAGTTTCTGTGGCTGTTTGGCTGTAATCTGGTAATGTTCCTTGTATCGGTAAAAATACTTCCCCAGTTGTTAAGCCACCCGTTACGAAAGTGTTGGAAGATATTGTTCCAAAACCAGTTGTAGAACTGGGGTCAATAGCAATTCCGTTTTGAGTTTGTTGTGGGTGGATAATACACCCGTTAATATTTACGGCCCCAAAACTTGATAAATTGTTCGCCATGAAAATAATCATATCGGCTGTGGCATAGCCACTCGGCGTAGGTAATGTTGATTCGTCAAACCAGCGTATAAATTCACAGCTTGTAATTTGTAATTTTGAAACGTCTTGGAAACGGCAACCAAAAGTAGTTGCTTTTATATAGAAAAATAAGCAATTATTTATGTCCACCAGGTCAAAACCTTGTATTTCCATTACCTCATACGTTCCACGAAATTGTACGTTGGAAAGCCTTAAAACTTTGTCACGACCATCGTTAAAACCTGTACCAGTGACATTCACGCATTTTAATATTGAATTACCACTGGTTGCGCTTGAAAATTTAATATTTTCAACACCAAAATTTACATCAGTAACCCTTAAAAAAGAACCAGTACCAGCCCATACCATTTCGTCTTCGTTTCTATCCAAGCCGATTATTTCACAACCCTCAACACCAATAGTAATTGCGCTGTTAAAAGTTAAGCTACCACGAATAACGTAAGTTGTATTAGCCACCAAGGTAGTAGGTAAATCTGTGGCCCTAACAACCTCTACAATATTACGCCCGTTGGCGTCCGTTCGGTCAAGTTTACCAGCATCAAATGTTAATAAGGAACCAATCGTTACAGTCCGACCACCAACGATAGTGTCATCTGCCGTGTATATAGTGTTACCACCACCACCACCAGAAGCCGAAATTTCAATGGTTTCATTGGCCCCAGTGTTTTGCTTGGTTATTGTAACACCTGTACCAGCTGTAACCTTGTCTTCTAAATACCCAGTCGTTGTGTCGGCGCTACTTATTTTAACTTTCTCATCAGAAGCCGTTCCCCCCAGTTCTGCGCCTGTAATTGTTTTGGTTGTATAGCCACTTGAACTACCAGCGTCCACTTCCGAAATTACAATCAAATCGGTTGTGTCTACATTACTACCCTTGGGGGTTAATTCACTTATCCTTTTTGTTAGTGGCATTTTGCTTCTTTTTATACGTTAAAAATTTTTTGATATTTTGAAGTTTTGGTGCGTAATTGTTTTTCATATTACCCACCCCCCAAAGTCGTTATTCGTTGTCGGGTAAACATCATCATTCGTGTTGGCGTTGTATTCGGGAAATAAGTTGTTATTGAAACACATAAAATCAATGAAACGCTGTGAATAATGTTCAGCCAAAGAACGACATTTTTCAATCAACATAGCCACCTCATCAGCTGGAACAACTTGGCCCACCTCCGATGTGCCTTTGTAAATTCCTTTATTACCAATCGTGTATGGGGCATAAGCCAAAAATTGAACCATAGAATAGTGAACTACTATTGGTTTAATTTTATCGTTTAGAAGCGATAAATAAGGCTCGGCCAAGGTGTTATTACGGATATCGGTTTTAAGGCGTTCATACAGCTTTGTTCCGAGCAACACCTGTACGTCGCTATCCTGGGCGTACTGAATAAATTGTAAGTATTTGTCCACATCTACATTGCCGTTTAAAGCTGTGTAGCGTACAATATCATCTTTTGTAATAAATAAAACTTCCTGTGCCATAATTATTTTTGATATCCCTGGTTGGGCATTAATATTGGTGCGAGGGCCGTGTTAAATGGGTTCCGTATTCTGTAACCATATTTTTCAGCCCTGTATGTTGATATTTGTTGGGCTTCAAAACTTTCGGGGTCCAGTGGGTAATCACTTTCCAAACCAACAAAAGTCTGTCGTCGCCATAAATGGTAACAATTCGGGCCCCCTTTGTATTCTAAAATTGAATACTTATCAGAACCCCCAGGCCCAAAACCTGGATTGACACTATCTTTTTCCATTTGTAAAATGTCCTCTTTACGATATAACAGCTCGGCTCGTAACATGGCCTTACAAAAGGGGCGTGAAGTTCCTTTGGGGCTTTTAGCGTTCGTTTCAACGTACTTATATCGTGTTATAAAGGTCAAGCCATTGATTATCCAATCGTCCACAGAAGCTTCATCGGGTGTGCTATCGCCTGTGCTAATTAAAAAAGCCTTACGCAATTTTTCAAAACGGCTTAATTTTTTCGGTTTGTCGGCGTTGGCTTTTTCCTGGGCCATGGCTATTTCCAAGTCCATTTCCTTGTCTTCGTCCTGTGTTACATCTACCTCGTCTATTAATATCCATTTCCTGTCAGCTTTATGGCCGTACTTGGTTAAATCAACATTAAATTCTTTCTCGTTTTTTTTAAAACTTTTTTTTTCTTCTTCTTCTTCGGGTTCCACTTGGCCATTATCTTCCGTAAATTCTAAAGGCTTTAAAGTTTTAAAATACAGGTCTAAATTTATTCCATTAAAAGCCAGTATTTTTTCCAGGGCGCTTACGATTAAATTACGATAGGGTTTGATAACCATGTTATCGTAAAGAACAAAGCTGTTTTTTAATTCATCAGCATTACTTCCAAAACCTGTTGTCGTGGCCACACCGAATAGTAATGGGCTTGTGACGTTGTGGCTTAACAATATTTTTCGCATACATTCGTCAGCCAGGTATTCGTAATGATTTGGGGCGTCATTAAGGCTAATATCGTCTACTGTCGTTTTATTTGTTTCTGTGTGGTTAAAAGCCACGATAGTACGCTTACCACCTGTACCAGTTAGTTTCGCCATTACATCGGCTGTTATGCGTTCACGCTGGTCTTCGTCTGGTACCCCGTTGTTAAAATTTATTACCTTGGTTCCACTGAACCCGTTTTGTACTTCGTTAATTAAGTAATTTCCAATTTCTTCTTCCAGCGTTGTGTATGGTATTCCACCCTGGTAATCAACGTAGCTGTAATATTTCATACCCACGCTGTATGGCTTAACATATAAGATTTCCGTTTCGTCTTTTGAACAGCCAAAAGATGAAATACGTTCGGGTGGGTTTTTTCTAACATCTGACCAATCATTACTAAAATAATACGCTTCAATTTCCCCCTCGTCATTACATTTTTCGGCCCTTAAAAGCTGTACGGGTACGTGGTAAACTTCAACAATTTTTTTCTTGTCCTTGGAATAAATTACCTGTAAAGCGCATTGGCCCAGCATTTTAATATCGCTGATAATTTGGCGCATACAATCGTCGCTAAATAGCGTGACCATTTGGGCGTAATCGTTTGGCTTTTTATCGGCATTTAATGCACCCAGGCCTTTACCATAAATTAATTTTACTATGTTATTTATTACGGCATTGTTGGTTGGGCTTTTAATATACCTATCTATGAGAAATTCAAAGTAATCATTGTTGGCCCCATAATCTACCCAATCGTCTTTTTTACTTTCCGAAATTTGAGGTGGCTCGTATTGGGCTAATTTAACTACGTTGAAATGCCCTGGTGTATTTTTTCTATTGGCCATATAAAATGTATTCATTTGGTGTTGTGGGGCCATATTTGTAAACCCCGTGGTGTACGCTAAAAGTGGACACAGGTTGGCTCGTTACAAAAACCTTGTCCGAAAAGATTAATTTCGTGTCAGCATACAGAAAGATCATGTATATACTTCCCTCTTTTAAAAAGTCAGCCGTAACACCAATTTCGTTCCAATAGCTGTTTTCGTTTTGTGTTCCAAAAACCAGTTCTGTCGTTACGTTTTGCTGTTCGTCCAAAATGTCTATTTTAGTTACAGCGCTGTTTTCCATAGGTACGTATTTTAATACCTGTTCTGTGGCCGTATCTGGTAATAGTATTGTCATATCTATATAACACAAAAACTAAATTTTGTACCATAAAAAAACCCAGGGCGTAAACCCTGGGCTTATAGAAAACACGTTAGATTTTAAGTATCGTGAACGGTAGCGCCCGAAAACAAAGTTTCAAGTTCTGTTTCGTCAGCTAAATCGCCAGTCGTTGTCGTTAAGAAATTGGCTGGTATTCTTTCGTTGGCTACAAAAGTTAATTCGTAACCATTAAAATCGCCGTATTGTGTTCCTGTACTTACTTTTCCAGCATTCACATCAGCCCCCTCTAATAGCCCCATAATAAACCATTGATTTGACCTGGTATGTACCACGATATGTGGACGACCATAGGCCAAAAATTTCACGTTCTTATGGGTTGCGACGTCTTGGCGTTTCATTTGAATAGTAAGTGTCTGTTCAAAGTATGTCGTTCCGTTTTCACGGCTTGACATAATGTTCTGTTCAAACGTGTTACCACCCTTTAATTCGTATTTGTATAAATCGGTTACCCCTGTTATGAGTTGGATATCATCTCCGAAATCTGGGCTGGTTCCACTATATGTGACATTCTCTGGATTGATTCCAAAATTCACAAAGTAAACAGCTTGTATTCCCGAAATTGAATCCTTACATTGTTCAGTTCTTCCGTTGGCAATTGCACATGGCATAATTTCTAATTTTAAAAGTTTACAATTCGGTTAATTAATCTTACAATCCGTATGTGATAATGTCAGTTCCAACACCATAGTTCGCACCAGCTGTATATCTGACAATTACACGAACATTTTGAGAACCATCCAAATCGCTCATGTCTAACAATTTAACTTCGTTAGCATCGTTTTGAACACCTGTTCCAAAATATAAATTATCAGTCGTTGTCGCTACCATTTTGTCTTTCGGTAACCCGTTGGCCATAAATAATGGAACACCATCAAAAGAAAGAGCCTGGTTGTTATACCACATTGTACCCTGGGTGTCAATACCCGAGTTGTTTTCTCCATTTAAAAATGAACCAAAACCACCAAGTGCACGAACGTATGCTCTCATAACATTTTGTGGAACGTAAATTCTTAATTGCTCATGCCCGTAATTAGCGTTACTGATAGCGTCCACAACCTTACCAAGTTCAGCGATTACATTCCCTGTAGTTATCGCTACTCCTGTAACCACGTTTCCAGCTGGAATATCGCCAGCCGTAATACCAGCCGACATCTGTGTTAAAAGCCCATCGTATTCGCCATTTAATGGAGTTGAAACCCCATTCCATAGGCTTGTTTCGTTTACAGCTGATACTTTACCAAGTACGTAAGCGATTAGCCATTCTTGGAAATTTGGTGGTAGGTTATCGTACACAGAATAACCCATAGAAATCGCATCCCAATCGTCGCGAAAATCTTGCTTACAAAGTTGCATATTGACTTGTAATTCTTTTGGCTGTAAAATTCTTTCTGTTAGAATCAATTCGCCTGTTGGTTCAAAATCACATGAACCAGCCACAACCAATTCGTCCAAGACTGCTTTTTTCATTGTCGAACGGAACTTGATGTTGGGCATCACTGTTACCCCTCCATTTTCGATAGTGTTCGCTGAAAGTAATGCACTGGCGATATATTTACCAGCTGATTCCCCAGCGTACGTAGTGTTAATTGTTACTGATGTTGCCATTGTTTTTAGTTTTTTTTTTGTTAATATTTGGCTATTTATTTTCTTCCATACAATTTCGCCATAACCCTGTCAATAGATGACTTTGGTTTTTTAGGGCTAATTTGAAATTCTACCTTTTGTTTTTTTGTCGCTTCTGGATTGTGCTTTATCCTTTTGGCCGTTGGCTTGTTTTTCACTTTGGCCTGGCTGTTTAATTTTGCGATTTTCTTTTTAGCCAAAGCAATACGTTCTTTTGTGGAACGCTTTTTAGCCTTGGATAATTTCTCTTTTTTACGGAACATTTGTTTTTTTAATTCTTCGGGTGCGTCCCCTACAATTTCCTGGACAGCTTCTGTAACCACAAAAGCAATTTCCTGGGCTACTTCGGTTGTAACTTCTTCGGGCGTTTCGGCTTCCACAACCTCGGACACGGCCTGGGCTATGGCTCCAGAAACTTCTTCAACTATTTCGGCTTCTGATTCCGACATTTTTTTCTTCCCGTATTTCTTTTTTTCTTTCATATATTCCGTTTTCATTTCTTCGGGCATTTCTTCCAAAGTTTTTTCAACGGCTTCAACCACGGCCACAGCCATTTCCGAAGCATCAGTTTCGGTAACAGCTTCGGGGGTTAATTCTTCTATGATAGTGGACACTTCGCCCAAAATTTCTTCCTCTACGGCTTCTATTGTTTCTACAACATCTTCCACAACAGCTTCTTCCTCGGCAAAATAAGTTTCTTTCACTTTGGTTTCTACAATAGTTTTGGGCTTGTCGTTGGCCAATTCTTCTTCTTCTTCTTCGGCTTCTTTGTCCTCTTCTTCGGCTTCGGCCTTTTCGCCTATCATAGATATAACACCCTCTTGTTCAACAACCAGGCTACGCCCATCTTCCAAGGTGTATTCTCCTATGGCCAAAGGAACTCTTTCCTCGTCCATAACAATAAAAACTTCGGCCCCATTTTCAAGCGCTTCGGCTTCAATGGTTGTAACACCATCTTCCAGCATAGCTGTTTCTAAATTAATTTTCATTCCTAACTCGGTTTTTATTTTATTCAAAATTGTAGTAGCTTTTTTCATGTCTTAAAAGTTTAAATCAGTGTCTGCCACGTTTTTGTAGTGGT